CATCCCTGACAAAATCGACGGCTCGGAAGCCGATAACGACGCGCTGCTAAAAGGGTGGGGATTGCCTGTATCGGTATCCGTTCCGGTTTGGCATATGCACGAATCGTTAGACCGGCTCGACCGGCTATGCGAATACCCGCGCATTGCTTTGGGTTCATCTGGTGAATTTGCGGTGGTTGGGGATCAAAAATGGTGGGCGCGGATGGCTGCTGCCATGCAAGTGATTTGCGATGCTGACGGGATGCCGCGAAGCAAACTGCACGGACTGCGGATGCTGAACCCGACGATTTTTAGCAAACTTCCGCTTTCTAGCGCCGACTCTTGCAATGTTGCGCGTAATGTGGGAATTGACAAAAAATGGAACGGCCCATATTCGCCAGCGTCAAAAACAGCACGGGCAATCATTCTTATGGAACGCATAGAAAAACACGCAAGCGCATACCATTGGAACAAAAACGCAGTAAACACTTTTGAAAATCTTGACCTTTTTGGGTGAACCATGCGCGGCTTCAACTTCCAATCAGACCTGAACGCGGACAACGACCTCCCGCCAAACCCTTACCGGGCGCTGTGGGCTGCGGTACTCTGGCAGGCCATCACCGACTGCACCAAGACAGGCCGGGAAGATGGGTGGCAGGCGATGCGGTGGATAAACAGCACGGAGGATGGCATCGGGTCGATGCAATGGATATGCGATATGATCGGCCTCGACCATGCGCGGCTGCAGATGCGTTGCCAGACACGCGAGGGGCGAAAGGCTATAATCGGCGCAAGGAAGAAGGGCGGGTTTCAACCACGATGCGCTACGCCATGCGACGAGATATGAACGACGGAGCCGTGACCGATGCGGTAAAGGCTGCGGGGTTTGACGTGTGGGACTTCGCCCGGGCGGGTCACGCCATCCCCGACAAGTTGGCGGTCAAGCCGCTGCCGTGCGGTAAACCATTCGTGTGCTGGATGGAAATCAAACACGCCAACGGCAAGTTGAGCGATAAGCAGGCGGCATTTCGCGCAGTCTGGGAACCACGCGGCGAGTGGATAGAGGCACGCGATCCCGAGGCGACGGTGAGGCAGTTGCGGGAACTTTACCAACTAGCGATTCGCCCCGAATACGCACTTTGATACAATACGCGCATAAACACGGTTATTGTTTCACCCGTAATCTAAACTAGGGCGCATTACATGGCGAAAGGAAAGAAAACCGGGGGGCGGCAGACAGGTACGCCTAATAAGGCCACAGCCGCCGCACGGGAGGCTATAGCGCGATTCGTGGACGGGAATGCCGACCGGCTGCAGGGCTGGCTAGACGAGATACACCGCGACCGTGGAGCAGAGGCGGCATTTGGTTGCTTCACCTCGTTGCTGGAATACCATGTGCCGAAGTTGCAGCGCAGCGAGGTCACGGGTAAGGACGGCGAAGCGCAGCGCATAGTAATCACATGGGGCAATCCCGTTGACTGAAATAGTCCTGCCGTACAACCCACGGCGGGCCTTCCTTCCATTCCACGACCGCACGAAGCGGTGGGCCTGCCTCGTCGCGCATCGTCGAGCCGGTAAAACAGTCGCAGCGGTAAACGACATCATCCGCGCAGCCGTGATGTATACCGGGCCTAACGGTTTGTTCGGGTATGTCGCGCCTTACCAGAATCAGGCTCGACGCATCGCGTGGGACTACTTCAAGTTCTACGCCGCCCCGCTGATCGCGGACGCTAACGAGCAGATGATGACCCTAACGCTTCTCAACGGCGCAAAGGTCGGGCTGTTCGGTGCAGACAACGCGGATGCCATGCGCGGTCTAGGCTTCAGCGGCATTTACCTAGACGAGTACGGCGACTTCCGGCCCTCGGTGTTCGGCAACGTCATACGCCCTGCACTTTCGGACAAACAGGGATGGGCGGTCTTTGCCGGTACGCCAAAGGGCAAGAATCAGTTTTGGGACATTTACCAGACGGCGCAGCGGATACCCGACGAGTGGTTCATGCTGCGGCTCCCGGCCTCGACAAGCGGCCTGCTGCCGGTGTCGGAACTCAACGCAGCCCGGGCGCAGTTGAGCGAAGACCAGTACCTGCAGGAATACGAGTGTTCCTTTGAAGCCGCCATTCTCGGCGCGTTCTACGGTAAAGAGATGCGCGAGGCGCAAGATCAGGGACGCATCGGGCGCGTCAAGCACGACGAGCATCTAAAGGTCTATACCGCATGGGACTTGGGCTACAAGGACGATACCGCCATCTGGTTTTACCAAGTGCTGCGCGGCGAGGTGCGCGTCATCGACTTTTACTCGGTCAGCGGCGCAAGCATTGAGCAGATAGCGGACGCGGTGAAGGTAAAGCCCTACCGCTACGCCAAGCATTACCTTCCCCACGATGCCCGTGCAAAAACACTAGCGGCTGCGGGCAAAAGCATCATCGAACAACTGGCATCGCATCTAGGCTTTGCCAACCTTGCCGTAGTGCCTGAACTGTCCGTGCAGGACGGTATTCAAGCGGTGCGTCAGGTCTTGCCGCGCTGTTGGTTCAACGAGGACGGGTGCAGGGACGGCATCGAAGCCCTGCGGCAGTATCAGCGCGAGTACGACGAGGACAAGAAAGCGTTTAGGCAGACGCCGCGCCACGATTGGGCTTCGCATCCGGCTGATGCTTTTCGTATGCTAGCATTGGCATACAGAGAGGACGCGCCGACAACGGAGCGCCCTGCGGAACCTCGACCGCTGATGGTCGGGCCAACCAACACCGCTACGCTCAACGATATGTGGGCGACGGCGCAGACGAGTCGGAGAACACGGATATGAGTACGGCTGATCCCTACCGCTTCCAATATGAAACGGTCGCGGCCTCGCAGACTAACCAAGTCCTCGGCGGCACGGGTGCAATCGGTGACTACCTGCACCGCGTCATTGTCGTTGTGAACACCGCCGCCACCTCGACGGTTACGATTCTTGACAACGCAATCACGGTCTTTACGATGCCCGCCAACACCTCGGTCGGCGTGTATAGCATCGAAGTCAACGCGCTAACGGCCTCGGGTGCGTGGCGCGTGACCACGGGCGCGGGCGTGACTGTCGCCGCTGTGGGCATCTTCTCGGCGTAATGGCTGACCGTCGCCGCATCGCTGCTGCGCTGGAGTACCTCGGTGCCATGCGCGACCGGGCGGCAGAGTTCGGCTCTGGCGTAGCGGGTAGCCTTGCCAATCGTGCGCGTGACGTTGGCGGGCTGGCCTACGAAGCCTTGACGAGCGACCCCAACATCGGACGGATGAACACCGCAGAGTTTGCCCAAGCCGCTGCCTCTCGCGCTCCTACGCCGCGTCTGGACGCCGCAGGGCAAGGGGCGGTGGAGTTGGGGCGGGCTGTCCTCACGCAGCCTGTGCAGACGGGCAAGGCGATTGTGCAAGGCGAGGTAGATCGTGCGCGTCAGGCGATGACCAGCCCCCGCGCTGCCGGTGAATACGCGGGGTCGATGGTTGACCCGCTGCGCCTTGCGTCTGCGCTGCGCCGACCGCCCATGCAAGAGGCGGCTCCGCAGGGCGGCAAGGTCGTCGGCATCCGTTCCCGACAAATCGCAGCGATGGCAAACCGCATTAACGAAGCAATGGGCGGCGGCCCGCAGTCGTTAAGCGACAATGTGCAGCAAGAAATGAAATTGGCTACTTCCGTTTTGCAATCCAAGAACCCGCAAGCCGTAGAGGACTGGATACAGGCATATTACAATTCCGACCTGCCGATGGAGCAGTTTGAAGCGGCAACAAGTAACCTCCGCAAAACTCTGCCGCCCGAAACGGTGGATGCTTTGATACAGAACGCCGGAACATTTCGTACCGCTGACCAGTTCAAGGCATTCCTAAACGCTACTCCTGAAGAAAGGGCAAAGCAGTTGGCAAAGGTTAGTAAGCAAGGCAGCGGCACCCGCAACTTCGTCGTGTTCCCCGGTGAGGAAAAGAAGGTCAAAATCTTGAGGCGCGAATGATGGAAATTGAAACCAGCCCCGTGCAAAAGTGGCTCGGCGTCATCGCGTCGTATGACTCCGAGTTTGGCAAATGGGAAGCGCGGGCGAAGAAGATTCTGAAGCGTTACCGCGATGACACTCGCGGGCAGACGAACAACGAAACCGCCAAGTTCAACATCCTCTGGTCGAACGTCCAGACGCTTGTGCCTGCGGTGTTCGCCCGACTGCCGAAGGCCGATGTATCGCGGCGGTTTGGCGATAACGATCCGGTGGGGCGTGTAGCGGCTACGCTTGTCGAGCGGGCGCTAGACTTTGAGATTGAGCATTACCCCGATTTCCGCGCTGCCATGCGGTATGCGGTCGAGGACAGGTTCCTCCCCGGTCGCGGCATCGCATGGGTACGGTACGAGCCGCACGTTACGCGCATCGGCGTAGGCGATGAAGGGCTGCAGTTGACCGAGGACGTCGAGGGCGCGGACTTGGAGCGCATCGAATACGAGTGCGCCCCTGCTGACTATGTGCATTGGAAGGACTTTGGACACTCCACGGCGCGTACATGGGAGGAAGTGACCTGCGTATGGCGATGGGTCTACATGACCCATGAAGCCCTCGTAGAGCGTTTTGGCGAGGACAAGGCAAAGGTCATCCCGCTAGACTCTGGCCCCGAGCCGCTTAACGCCTACAACGAGCGCAAGCGGGTAAACAACCGCGCCAAGATATGCGAACTGTGGGACAAGACCACCAAGCGCGTGTTCTGGTTCTGCAAGGGCTACCCGCAGATCATTGACGAGCGCGATGACCCGCTTGGGTTGGAAGGCTTCTTCCCCTGCCCTCGCCCGCTGTACGCCACCACGACGAGCGACACGCTTGTGCCGGTGCCGGACTTCACGCTTTACCAAGACCAAGCCGCCGAGTTGGATATCCTGTCTGACCGCATCGACGGACTGGTTAAGGCTCTGCGCGTTCGCGGCGTGTATGACGCATCGCAACCGGCTTTGCAGCGATTGCTGACCGAGGGAGAGAACAATGCGCTTATTCCGGTCGACAAGTGGATGGCGTTTAGCGAGAAGGGCGGGCTGAAGGGGTCGGTCGACCTGCTGCCTATTGATCAGATTGCCGGTGCGCTGATTCAATGCTATCAGGCCCGTGAGCAAATCAAGGGGCAGATTTACGAGATTACGGGTATCTCGGACATTATCCGAGGCCAGACGGCGGCGAGTGAAACAGCGACGGCGCAGCAGATTAAGGGGCAGTACGCCTCGCTCCGCTTGCGGTCGATGCAAGAAGATGTGGCGCTTTTTGCCACGGAACTGCTGCGGCTCAAGGCGCAGATCATCTGCACCAAGTTCCAGCCGCAGACCATCCTCGCGTATGCCGCTGCCGAGCAGATGAGCGATGCGGATAAGGCTGTCATCCCGCAGGCGCTAGAGTTGTTGCAGGACAGCCCGCTGCGTAACTTCCGCATCGACGTTGCTGCGGATAGCCTCGTGCAGATTGACGAAGCGCAGATGAAGCAAGACCGCATGGAATTCTTGCAGGCGTTCGGCGGGTTCATGCAGCAGGCGTTGCCGGTTGCCGTTGCCCGTCCTGAGATGGCTCCGATAATGTCTGAACTGATGAAGTTCGGCGTTCAGGCGTTCAAGCAGGCGCGTCCGCTAGAGGGTGCCATTGAGCAGGCGATGGAGCAGATGAAGGCGGCGCAGGGCCAGCCCTCGCCCGAGCAGCAAGCCGCAGAGGGGCAGGCGCAGGTCGAGCAGCAGAAGGCGCAGGTTCAGATGCAGTTGGAACAGGCGAAGATGCAGGCCGCGCAGCAGGTTGAGAGCGCCAAGTTGCAGATGGAGCAGCAGCGTATCGCCGCTGAACAGCAGGCCGAGGCGCAACGGATGCAGTTTGAAGCGCAGTTGAAGGCGCAGGAAATGCAGAACAAGACCGAGTTGGAGAAATGGAAAGCCAATCTCGACGCGCAAACGAAAATCCTTGTGGCGCGTATCTCTGCCAACCCCGGTGTTGACCTTCCCAACATTGAAGCGCAAGCCTCGCAGACGCAAGCGATGGCGCAGACGGTCAACAACGACTTGCGGCAGGCGATGGAGGGCTTGCAGCAGATGCAGGCGCAGCAGGCGCAGCAATACGCCGAGACTTTGGCTTACCTGCAAACGGCGATGCAGGCGATGTACGCGCCGAAGCGCATCGTTCGCGGCCCTGACGGTCGGGCTGCGGGCGTTGAGATTGTGCGCGATCAGCAGACGATGAATTGAGGCAAACATGGCTACCTACAACAAGTTCAACGCGTGGGCCGATACGATGGTCGAGGCGGCGAACCTTGCCACCGACCAGTTCGTGATTGCCCTGACCAACTCCGCGCCTGTTGCGACGAACAGCGTGTTGGCTGATATCACGCAGATTTCCTATACCAACCTCTCGTCGCGTAATGTCTCCACGACGAGCGCATCGCAGACGGGTGGCACCTTCACGCTTGTCCTTGCGGACTTGGTGATGACGGCATCGGGCAGCGTTGGCCCGTTCCGCTATGTCGTGCTGTTTGATGACACCGTGGCGGGTGATCCGCTTGTTGGCTGGTGGGATTACGGCTCGTCTATCACGATGGCGAACACCGAAACCTTTACCGTTGACTTTACTGGCGCTGCCATCACGCTGAGTTAAAAACTATGGCTGACAACGTAATCCTGC